ATATGTTTATTGGCGTAGGAAATCCAATACCTAGGTTAGCTAATCTACCTGGAGCATCAAGACCTGGCGGCGGAGGCGGAGGCGGCGGCGGCGGCTTAGCTCAAGTAGACAACTTATATTCATTTGAATTTGATGGAGTAGAAAGCTCTTTTCAAACAGGTAGTATTACTCTAGGAAATACATTTACTTTTTCTTTATGGATAAATGCTAATGCGTTTGCAACTTATCCTGTAGCTTTAGCTTCTCCAAACTATTATACAGCTGGATTTAATGGTAACTTTATATTTAGAATTACAAGCAGCCAAGTTTTACTTGCAAGTTACAACAGCAATAGCGTTGGTAGTGGAGAGTTTGTTAGTGCTTCTGCTTCTTTTTCAACAAGTCAATGGTATCATATTGTACTAACTAACGACGGATCTACAGCCGTATTTTATCTTGATGGATCACCACTAACTACAACAGGAGTAAATACTAAATCATTAGATGATTTAACTAATGGTTTAATGATAGGGGATGGAGATTTCAGAGTTGGCACCTCTAACACTGCATGGAATGGTAAAATAGATGAAGTAGCAGTATGGAACGCAGCTTTAACAGCTACAGATATTCAAAATATTTATAATGCTACAACTACAGGTAAAACAGCCGACTTAAACGCATTATCAACACCACCTATAGCGTGGTATAGAATGGGAGATTAATTATGGCAACAAATTATATAGCACCAACGTGGCGAATGCCAGAGAATACTAACCAAAGTAAGCTTAGTAATTATAGCATTAATTTTAATGGAAGTAGTGATCGTATAAATTTAGGTTCAGGTATACAATTATCTGGAAACAAAAGTATTTCTGCCTGGGTTTATGTTCAACCAGGTGTAGATCAAAAAGTAATATTAGGTGCAGCATTTCCTGTTTATTATTTTTGGCTTAATAATGCTCTGAGTAAAGTCTACATAAGGGATGCTTCTGGAGGACCTACACAATTAGATACAGGAACATTGAGTGAAGGATGGACTCATTTTTGTATTACAGGTGACGCAACAACAGCTACATTATACATAAACGGGACTTCTACAGATACTGGGACAGATAGGGAATTAGATATTCAAAATATTGGCGCAGCTCCTGCTTATTACTTTGACGGAAAGATTGCGGAAATAACTATTTTTGATTATATACTATCAACAGATCAAATAACTTATTTATATAATTTAAATAATCCAATGGCTATTACAGGTGCAAAACCTATAGCATATTATCCTATTGGAGATAACTCTAATCCTACCGCTTTAGCTGGATATCCTAATATCTCTGTTGGAGATAGTGTTTTTGATTTTCCAGTAAGGGCGAATCCCGCTGCTCAAACCATGTCTGTAAGCAACTCAGGTGTCACTGCTTTCAACAATGCGACGAATTTTTCATTTAGTGGTTGGTTTTATATAGATGGTAATTTAAGTCAATCTATTTTAAATCTAAAAGACGGAGCTAATGGTAGATTTGCTATAAATTATTACTCTCCTTACCAAGGGTTAAGATGTAATGTAAATTATTCTGACAGTGGAGTATATTCATCAGCAAGAGCAGTTGGAGCTCTTGTTACTGGTAGATGGTTTCATTATTGTGCGGTTTTTGACGGTGCTGGCGCGACTAATGCTGATAAAATTATATTATATATTGATGGACAAGCTCAAACACTTACTTTTAATGCAGGCACATACGCTACTTCAATGGGAACTATTGGGGCTACAAATGAATTAGAGATAGGTAAGTCACTAAGCGGCACTTTTTTAGGTTTTGGTGGGGATGTTACTAATGTGCAAATGTGGAATGTTTCTTTGTCCCCAACTGAAGTAACTACTTTATATAACAATGGTAGCCCTTATAAAGGTACACAGCCTCAAGCCTCTAACTTGCAAACATGGTATAAGTTAGATGGTGACGGAGATACTTTTGATGGTACTAATTGGACATTGAAAGATGATGGTTTAATAGGAGCAGACATGACAAGTAGTGGAATGACTTCAGCCAACTTAATCCAAAGTGATTTATATAGACAAACTCCTTATAGTAATTATAGTATTAATTTTGATAGAGCAGGTTCTGATAAACTATCAACAGCAGGAGGAAGCAGTGCTATATTAAGTGGTGCTACAAGTTGTAGTATTTCACTATGGTTTAATATGGCTAGTGTAGCGACTGGAACGCCTGGATTAGCTCCTTTTACAACAAACTGGATTAACCCAAATTATAATTATATATATAGATGGTATGATGGAAACTTACTATTTTTTCTTCGCACACTGCCTTCAAGCACCACGTCGGCTTCTTATAGTTGGACCCCTACACAAGATGTGTGGTACCATACAGTAGGCACTTATGATGGGTCTATTATTAGATTATATCTTGATGGCATTCAAGTAGCAACAGCAACAACATCTGGAGCTTTACCTACGATTACTAGTTCTGATGAAATAGGATTTTATACAGCAGCGTATTATTATGATGGACCACTTTCAAACATAGCTTATTGGAAAAACACCGTATTAACAAAAGCAGAGATAGCGGAGATTTATAATGCTGGTGTTCCAGCTGACTTGAGTAGTTTTTCTGGAACTGCTCCTAATGCTTGGTACCCACTAGATGGAAAAAACACTTATTATAATGGTAGTACACTAGTAGCAAGAGATGCTATAGGCACTAATGACATGACAGGCGTGAATTTAGTCCAAGAAAATATTGTAGGTAACGCACCTGGAAGTGATTCAAATGGAACTGGTGTTAATTTAGATATAACCGATTTAAAAGGTGATATGAGTGGAAGTACTAAAAATTCATATAGTTTAAATATGGCTGATTACGGAGATCCAAATAGTCAAGGAGTAACTCCAGCTAATTCAGGTAGAACAACAAGTGTACCTGGTTAATTTTTAAAAAAAGTAAAATGACAACATATATAGTAATAGATATAGATACGCAGACTAAGTTAATTGATTTTAGTCAGATAAATACAACTAGCGCTCAAACTATGAGAAGAAATCTAGCTAACACACAAGCTATGCTGTCTTACCAAGTTACTCCTAGTTTTATTACTAATGGTACAGTTGTACCATTACAGACTCTAGATCAAGATCAAGCTTTAGCTTTATTAGCTACTGCAGATTGGACAGATCCTAATCCAGGTCCTTAAAGTAAAAAGTTACTTATACAGGTAAATATATAAGTAACAAACAGTTAAATTAAATTAAATAAAATGAAAATTAAAGAAGAAGAATTAAAAATAATTCAAGAACAACAAAGTAGGTTGTCTAGAGTTATTAATGATATAGGCATAATAGAGACTAAAAAACATGCTTTATTACATGAAATAGCAGAAATAAATACAGCTATAGAAGAATATAAAGAAGTATTGGAAAAAGAATACGGAGCCGTTAATATAAATCTTGAAGATGGCACATATACTAATATAGAGCAAGATGTCAAAGATAATAAGGAAGATTAGTATAGGTTCTGATTATAAAAATGATGCAATGCATTATTCAACTGGTCAAGAAGTCTACGGTGGTCATACTATTAGTGATATTCTATTTGAAGATCAAGATCAATCATATAATATTTTTATAACTAAAAATAATGAGGTCTTACCTTGGAAAAAGTTTAATGCTAATATGGCTATATCAGTAGAATATGATCTTAAGTATTAATGAAAAGCTTATATAGTTTTATTGTTAAACCATATAATGATAGGTATGACAATATACGAAGAATTGATGGTAATAATCTTATTATCAATACTAGCATTGAAAATCATATATTTATTAGTAAAAAAGCTATAGTAATTTCAACCCCTATAGCTTATGATACTAAAATAAATGTAGGAGATGAAGTATACATTCATCACAATGTATTTAGAAGGTGGTATGATCAAAAAGGAAGAGAAAGAAATAGCTCAACTTATTTCAAAGATGATTTATATTTTGTTGTACCAGAGCAAATATATATGTACAATTTAAAACCACATTTAGACTACTGTTTTGTAAAACCACTTAAAAACCAAAACTTATTAGAGAACAGGAAAGAACAACCTAACGTTGGTATAGTAAAATATACTAATAATGCCTTAGAAGCTGTAGGAATAACACCTGGGACACTTATTACGTTCACCCCAGACTCAGAGTTTGAGTTTGTTATAGACAATGAACGACTTTATTGTATGAAATCAAATGATATAGCCTTAACGCATGAATACCAAGGAAACGAAAAAGAAAATAATCCAAGCTGGGCAAAAGGCAGTTGAGGAACTTATTAAGGTGGCAAAAGAAAAAATTGTTGACTCAGACGATGATGTAAGCGCTGATAGATTAAAAAATGCTGCCGCAACAAAGAAACTTGCTATATTTGATGCTTTTGAAATACTTAATCGTATACAAGAAGAGGAAGATATGTTAAACGAAAAACCTAAAGAAGCTAAAGAACAAAAAACTTTTAAAGGTTTTGCAGAAGGGAGAAGTAAGTGAGTTACGAACAAACCCTTTGGAAAGAAATTAAGGACATTGTAAATCCTAAGATATTAGCTAAAAACAATAGATTTAAAAAATGGGAGTATGGATATAACTCTGATTATGATTTTATAGTAATAAGTAAAACTGGAAAAATTGGACAAATCATTGAAATACAGAATCTCAGGATTGCTTTACCAGCAGCAGATCAACCGTTTAAACGAAGCGAAAAAAAAGAGGAACAGCACTGGGAAAAGCAAGAATATCCAAAAGAATTAAGTAGAATTAAAAGTAGATTTGACTGGGAGGAATACCCATCAGATTTTAAAGAAGAATGGTACGATTATATAGATGAAGAATTTACTAGACGAGAACAAGGATTTTGGTTTTATAACAATGGTGTTGCTACTTACATTACTGGCACTCATTACATGTACTTGCAATGGTCAAAGATTGACGTTGGAGCACCCGACTATAGAGAAGCAAATAGATTATTCTTTATATTTTGGGAAGCCTGTAAAGCAGATAACAGATGTTACGGGATGTGCTACCTTAAAAACAGACGATCTGGATTTTCATTTATGTCATCATCGGAATTGGTTAACCAAGCCACAATATCTAGTGACTCCCGATTTGGTATACTCTCTAAATCTGGATCAGATGCTAAAAAAATGTTTACAGATAAAGTCGTCCCAATTTCCGTTAACTATCCGTTTTTCTTCAAACCGATCCAAGACGGTATGGATCGTCCTAAAACCGAATTGGCATACAGAGTTCCAGCTTCAAAACTTACTAGAAGAAAGCTTGAAAGTAATGAACAACTAAGGGAATTAGACGGTCTTGATACAACAATTGATTGGAAAAATACTGGTGATAACTCTTATGATGGTGAAAAGCTAAAATTATTAGCTCATGATGAAAGTGGTAAATGGGAAAGACCTGATAATATATTAAACAACTGGAGGGTTACAAAAACTACATTAAGACTAGGATCAAGGATCGTAGGAAAATGTATGATGGGCTCAACTTCAAATGCATTAGACAAAGGTGGAAACAACTTCAAAAAACTTTACGACAGTTCAGACGTTACTAAAAGAAATAGAAACGGACAAACATCTTCTGGGCTCTATAGCTTGTTCATTCCTATGGAATGGAACTACGAAGGATTCATTAATACTTATGGATTACCTGTATTCATTAGAAGCAAAACTCCAATCAAAGGAGTTGATGGTTTCGACATTACAACAGGCGTTATTGAGCACTGGGAAAACGAAGTTGAAGGATTAAAATCTGATCAAGATAGTTTAAACGAATATTACAGACAGTTTCCTAGAACGGAACAACACGCATTTCGAGATGAAACAAAAGATTCGTTATTTAATTTAGTTAAAATATACGAACAAATTGATTTTAATGAAGAATTAAATAATATAGCTAATGTAACTACGGGTAATTTTCAATGGGAAAGAGGAGTTAAAGATTCTAAAGTGATATTTTACCCACAGAAAGAAGGTAGGTTTAAAATTAGTTGGGTTCCTAACAATAATATGCAAAACAATGTAGTATTGAAAAATGGAACTAAATATCCTGGAAATGAACATATGGGAGCTTTTGGGTGTGATAGTTACGATATATCTGGAACCGTAGATGGTAGAGGATCAAAAGGAGCTTTACATGGATTGACAAAGTTTTCAATGGAAGATGCTCCGCCTAATCATTTCTTTTTAGAGTATATAGCTAGACCTCAAACTGCGGAAATATTTTTTGAAGATGTATTAATGGCATTAGTATTTTACGGTATGCCATTGTTAGCAGAAAATAATAAACCTAGATTACTTTATTACTTAAAAAGAAGAGGTTATAGAGGGTTTTCAATAAATAGACCAGACAAACTTACTCATAAGTTGTCTACTACTGAAAAAGAAATAGGAGGTATACCAAACTCCAGTGAAGATATTAAACAAGCTCATGCAGCGGCAATAGAATCATACATTGAAGATAACATTGGTTTATTAGAATCAGGTTATGGAAATATGTATTTTCAAAAAACATTAGAAGATTGGTCTAAATTTAATATTAACAATAGAACTAAATTTGATGCTACTATAAGCTCGGGTTTAGCAATAATGGCTTGTAATAAAAATAGATATAGACCAGCTCCACATTCATTTAAAAATCCTATTAAATTAGGATTTAGTAAATATGATAACGAAGGTTCCATATCAAAAATAATAAAATAGATGCAAATTTACACAAATAGTAATAGTACGTTTCCAGATCAAGTCGTTCCTATGGCTGAAAAAGCTACTAGTGAATATGGCCTCGCTGTAGCTAGAGCTATTGAGGGGGAGTGGTTTAAAAATTCCCAAGGAATAGGTTATAGATTTAATACAAATTATAATAATTTTCACAACTTAAGACTTTACGCGAGAGCAGAACAACCTATACAAAAATATAAAGATGAATTGTCTATAAATGGTGATTTATCATACCTTAATTTAGATTGGAAACCTGTGGCTATATTACCTAAATTTGTAGATATTGTAGTAAATGGGATGTCTCAAAGAAATTATGAAGTAAAAACTTATGCTCAAGATCCAGATTCTATACAGCAAAGAACTCAATATGCTCAAAATATATTACAAGATATTGAACAAAAATCTTTTAATACTTTTGTAAACGATACACTAGGTGTAGATATAAGTAATAATAAAGCCGGTAAAGATACGCCAGAAACAATAGAAGATATACCTACACATATGCAGCTCAATTACAAACAAGCTATTGAAGTTGCAGAAGAAGAATTAATAGATCAAGTATTAGATAAAAATAAATATCATTTAATTAGAAAAAGATTAAACTACGATTTATGTGTGTTGGGTATTTCAGCTGTTAAAACAACTTGGAACAAATCAGAAGGTATAGTAGTTGACTACGTAGATCCTGCTAATTTAATTTATTCTTATACTAACGATCCTAATTTTGAAGATTTATACTACGTGGGTGAAGTTAAAAATATTTCGCTTCCAGAGCTAAAAAAGCAATTTCCAAATTTAACACCAGCAGAATTAAAAGAGATAGAAAAATATCCAGGCTCTACAGAGTATAATAGAAGTTGGAATGGTAGATATAATGAAAATACAGTGCAAGTCCTTTATTTTGAATATAAAAGTTACATGGATCAAGTGTTTAAAATTAAATCTACCCCTAGTGGTTTAGAAAAAACTTTAGAAAAACAAGATACATTTGTAGATGCTCCAGAAGGTGATGATTGGAAAAAAGCTTCTAGATCAATAGAAACATTATACTCAGGTGCTAAAATACTAGGACATCCATTAATGTTAAAGTGGGGAATGGCAGAAAACATGACTAGACCTTATGCAGATACTACAAAAGTTAATATGAGTTATAATATAACTGCTCCTAGAATGTATCAAGGACGAATTGAATCTCTAGTTAGTAGAGTAACTACTTATGCCGATATGATACAAATAACACATCTTAAACTTCAACAAGTTTTATCTAGACTAGTTCCAGATGGTGTTTATTTAGATATGGATGGATTAGCTGAGGTAGATTTAGGTAATGGTACTAATTATAATCCCGCTGAAGCTTTAAACATGTATTTCCAAACTGGTTCTATTGTAGGTAGAAGCTTAACCCAAGATGGAGATGCGAATCGAGGTAAAGTCCCTATACAAGAACTACAATCTTCTTCAGGTGGAGCAAAAATTAATTCATTAATTCA